TGGTTTAACTCGCGCTGGTGTTCCATCAATTGCAGCTGAGTTAGCAAGTTCTGCAGTTACAGCTGCTCCTGCAGCAATGATTGCAAGAAACATTATTGATCCTGAACCTCATCAGAATCCGCAAACAACATATAGCGATTTAGCTACTAAACAACAATTAGAAGCGTTAAGTGAGTGTGAGCGTTATGACAAGCAAATTGCTTTAGCTTACGCACGTAATTACACAGCACCATCTCACGTTTATCATCACAGTATTAGTGCAGCTCCTGCAGCCGAACTTGCTGGTCGCGTTGCTAGTCAAATGGGACAAACACATAGGTATCTGTAATGCAAGGACAGATTACAAATTATTTAACTAGTGGTTTAGAAGCAGCTAAACGTTTCGGTAAAGAAGCAATCAATGAGTTAAATCAAAATCTTTATAAGACTAGGTTTGGTTATTCTTCTCGCGCTGGATCAATTGGAGAAGCTACTGCACAGGCTGTTCAATTACAAACAAAAGCAGGAATAAGCACTCCTCCTTCTAGCTTGCTTGGTGCTCTTGGTGCTGACATTGCAACAGATGCAAGTCGTCGTCAAGGCTGGAAGTACTCCAACATTCCGCGTATGGCAGGCGAAGTTGGTCGGAAAGTTACTAAAGCCGTCAGCATGGATCCAGTAACTGGAGCTGTATTAACAGCAGCAACTCCTGCAGTTTTAATGTCTTTAAGTGGAACTATGGGATCTCCACTTGAAGGCTTTAGACCTAAAGGTTATAAAGCAGTTGCACCTAAATCAAAAGAAGAAGATCCTACTGGACGGGAACCAATGTCCGTTCCACTGGAAGCTGGACTACGTTATTTTGGTTCTCAACGTAGTCAGATTCTTCCCTATGAAGAATTTAAAAAAGAACGTCCTGATGTTCTAGCACCAACTTATCGTGCTTATAGGCGATATGAATATGCAAAAGCACAACCTGGTGAGTTAGTTACTGTTAATCCAGAGGATCAAAGTTTTACTACTGTTGGTGGATTTATTCGCGGAACTGCCCGTGGATTAAATGAACCTGAATTACGAGTTAAAGGTTTTCCTGTAACTGCTAGTGGATTGATAGGAACAGCTGCTGGATTAGGAGCTGCTGCTGGCCTATATAAATCACTGCCACAAGAAATTGCAAAGGCTGTTGCAGTTAAAGTACCAGGTGAACCTATTAGCTATATTCCAAAGACTTCTACTTCTTTAGGAGTAGCAGCTGCAGGTCTTGGTACTGCTGCTTTAGTTGGTGCTGCAACGAAAAAGTTATTTACTAAAGCTGAACAAGAACGAGTTAAAAAGGAGAATCCTGTAGAATATTTAAAAGGAAAGCACGGTGATTTAGCCAGTGCAGCTCAAGCTTTAGGACAACCGCAAGCCCGAAGCTGGCAAGAACTAACACCACTGATCAAATAACCATGGGCTGGACAAATCTTGGCTATACAATTGATCCAGATCAACCAACAATGGCTGATTTTAGCCAACCAACAACTGCCGCTTGGAAAAAAGGTGCTAAAGAAGGTCTTGCTGATGCAATGCCCGCAATTGGCAAGATGTTCTTAGACGGTTTTATGGGTAAAAGTGATAAAGATACAGAACAAGATAAGTATAGAAATACAATGATTAGCTCAATGTTATCTGGTAAATCAGATAGTAAAGCAAGTACAGGCTCTACTTCTACTGGTGGTTACAATAACGAGTTGTTTGCTGTTCATCATCCTTCATCTCAAGGAGGTATGTTTACAATTCCTGGTGAACCGCCAAGAGAAGGAGTGGGCTCTAAACTTGCTAAAGCAGCCCTTATGGCAGGTATTGGTGCAGCAACCGGTGGTGTAGGCGCAGCGCTTGCTCCTGGTGCTGCTGCTGGCGCTGCTGCTGCTGGCGCAACCAAAGGTGCAGTAAGCGGACTTGGCCAAGGTTTTATGGGTTTCCTTGGTTAAAGATTATTCAAATTAAAATAACACTTAAGAGGATTTAATTATGCTGTTACCATTAGTTGGTGCTGGTCTCGGAGCATACCAAGGATATCAAGAAGGTGGATTAGGCGGTGCAGCTTTAGGTGCAGGCCTCGGCGCTGTAACACCCTTAGGATTACGCATGGCAGGTACAGCACTTGCTTCGCGGTTAGGTGCTGGCGCATTAGCACGTGCTTCTGGTGCTTTAGGTGAAAAAGCACTTACTGCTAATTTAGCTGCACGTCAGTTAGGAACAGAAGGTCTTAAAGGATTAGCAGGAAAAACCGCACTAGCGGGTTCTCGTGGACTTGGTTCTTTAGCAGAAAAAATTGCAACTCCTGCTGGAATTGGAGCATTAACAGCTGGTGTAGGTACTTTAGGTTTAGGTCTGCCTGGTTTAGCAGGTGGTCTTGGTGGTAAAACAGCAAAAGCAGTTCTTCCCAAAGCTGGAGAAGCTGTTGGTGTTCAACGCACTGTTCAAGGTGTTATTGATCCTGCAACAGGCGAGTTTATTCCTTTAACAAGTGATGCAACAGGCGGCATGAAAACTGGCGTGCCTACTGCTGCCGAACTTCTCGATCCAACTGGTAGCTATATGGGTTCTCTTGAGCTTCAACGCCGTGCTCAAGATGTCAGCTTAGAAGGTGCTGGTAAGTTCATGGATCTCCAGCGTGCTTACCTTGATGAAGCAAAAACTCGTGACCTTGCTCGCAGCGCTGCTGCTGCACGTCTTGGCACAGAACTTGCAACTCAGCAAGGTTTAACTCTTGGCGGTCAGCGCATTGCTGGTGCTATGGGTACTCAAGCTCTTGGTGATGTTGGCGCTGGTCTCCGCACTCAGTATCGCTATCTCTGATTATGTCTTCTGCAGCAGACAGGTTCCGCGATCTTTATAAAAACGTCTTCCTGGCTAAAAACCTCGGAGCAAGTTATGCTGTTGATAAACCTGTTACACCGTCCGTTGTTTTTAATACTCCTGTTCCTACGTTCAAAGGAATGGACTTTGCAACTGGACAACGTGATGTTGATTTAAATAAATATAGTAATTTTGCAATTGGTACTGAACCACCTTTTGTTCAACAACCAGAAACAACAAAACCTGATTTCAAACCTGAAACCAAATCACCTACAACTGGAATGTTTGGTGAGATTCTTAGTCCTGAGTTTGAAGAGTTCCAACAACGTCAATCACAACGTCGTAAAGAAGAAAATCTTTATGACGCTATGCTAACTAATCAAATGTTCCAAAGCTATCTTCCTGAAATGAGGAAGACGGCACTGGAAACACGTGCACTTGATTATCAGTTAGGTTTGATGGCTGATGTTCAATCGCCAACACGTCAACAAGCTCGTGCTTCTGCTGCTCAACAACAGATGGCTACAGCAGCTGGCTCAGAAGCTGGGTTGCTTGGTGCTGTTAACGAAGCTGCTTATAAGAATGCAATGGCTAACATTGCAGGTCTTCGTGCAGGGATGCGCCGGGGTTGATTTAACCCTGGTTTTGTTATAGTAGTTAAATCAAGGATTGGTTTGCCATGGGAGGAAAATCTCCGCCGCCCCCTCAGGTTGTTTATTCACCACCGCCGCCGCCACCGCCGCCGCCAACTCCGGTTCCAACACAAGCGCTGCGGACTCAAACGGTTCTTGATGAAGCCAGTGCTAAACAGCAGCGGCTAAACATGGAGCTAGGTGCCCAGCTTGATCGTGTTAACGAGGAATTTTTTGCTGGCCAAGATATTCGTCGCGGTCAGGCAGCAGGTGCTGAGCAGCGTTTAACCATCGGTAAAACAGGCGAAGAAACACGGGAAACTGCTAAGACAGAAGGCGAACAGGAACGCCTCACAATCGGTACCACTGGTGCTGAGACACGGGCTACTGTTGGCAAGCAAGCAGAAGAACAACGCGCCACAGACTTGCAACAAGAGATGTTCCGTCGCTATAAAGAGAATAGGGACTACGAACAATCTCAGCAGGCATACCGATCATGACAGAGTGGCTAGAAACATTACCCGAAAAAGATCGAGAAGCGTTTCTAGCCTTCTGTAAACAAACAAATTCTTCAATTCAGATGTACCTGTATAGCCGCTTTTTAGGTTATACAGGAAGCATCGTTGATACAGAAGCTTGGGCAAAGCAAGAATTTAAGAAGCGCAACTTTAACTTAATTCTTGAGATGGAGATTGATTCCATGTCTCAAGACATTGCTAAGCTGCGCGATGGTATTGATATGGGGATGGTTAAACAGGACATGGGTACCTCCCGTATTGCCATGATGCAAAAAGAATTGCGTGGCACCATCAAACAGCTTAATGATGAAAAGAACTTGATGGATAAACAAGGTTTAATCCTTGCTGGCGCCGACCGAGCATTGCGCGAGATTTTATCTATCTTCCGAGACGATCCAATTGAAGGTCCACTACAAGAAGCGTCAATGGCTGTATGGACCAAGATTCTTCAAGAAGAATCCTAAGATTTACTCCTGTACTGTTAGTACAGTAGTTTTGTAGTTATGGCAGGCACCAGCTTATATTCGGTTTATAGGAGGACTGCGCGTGCCGCTGCTAAACAACAAGTTGTTAAAAAAACCTCCGACGTTGATATTGATAAAGCCAGAACGGACTTTGCTTACTTCTGTGATGTGGTAGGCGATAAGCCTCCAGCGTCCCATCATAAGGAGTGGCATAAATATCTATGTACCGGAGAGAGTAGTGAGTGTTTGATTGGGATTGGTGGACCCAATATTGACATTCTTGCGCCACGTGGTTCAGCAAAAAGTACAGTTTTAGGTTTGTTTACAGCTTGGGCAATTGGTATCCATGCTTTAAATAAGAAGCCTTTAAAGATCCTTTACATCTCCTATACAGTTGATGTTGCTCGCCCTAAAAGTGCAGCTATTAAAAGGATCATTGAAGATAGCAAGATCTATAAAGAAATTTTTCCCATGGTTAAAATTGCCAAGGGTGTAAGTAGTAATGAATACTGGAGCATTGATTGGAAGTTTGCAGGGATTAAATCAACTGGTGAAGAAGAATTTACAATTTGTTGTGCAGGTCTTAAGGGGGCTGTGACATCAAAACGCTCTCATTTATGTATCATTGATGATGCTATCAAGAGTGCTGCAGATATTAAGAATCGGGAAATCCGTAAAGAAATGGAGGATAACTGGAACTCAGTTATTGTTCCAACCATGTTTGAAGGCGCTCGTGCAATTTGTTTGGGTACGCGCTTCCGTCACGATGATATACATAACAGTACTTTTACATCTGTTAATGACTGGGTACAAATTGTTCAATCTGCAATTACTGTTGATGATGAAGGAGAAGAAAAATCCTACTGGCCTGAAATGTGGTCACTGGAGTATCTAAGTGAACGTCGTCGGCAAGCGCCTATCTCATTTAGTTTCCAGTATCAAAATCAAATTGTTCAAACCAGTGAGCTTTCAATTTCTCCTGATCTAATTGTTAAAGGTCAAATTCCAACAGAGTTTGATTGCATGGGTATTGGCGTAGACCTTTCGGCGGGCGTACGTGAACGTAACGACTACACAGTATTTACGCTTGGTGGACGTATTGATGATCGAATTTATATCATTGATTGCAAACGTATTCGTATTATGGGAAACCTAGAAAAACTAGAGTCCCTCATGGAGATGTGTTACGAATGGGGCATTGTCCATAAAGACGGAGATCAGTACTATCCCACTGGCAGCAATGTTCATGTCTGGTCAGAAGCTGTTGCTTACCAAGCATCTTTAGAAGCTGACTTTAAACGAATCTGTTTAGGAGACCACGGACTTTACAATTTACTCTGGCATCCTGTTAAAGGATTCCGTGGCGATAAGGTGGCACGCTTTCGCGGCATTATGGGACTGTTTGAACAACGTAAAATCAAATTCAACAAATACCGTAAATTCCAAGCACTGACCGATGAAATCATTAACTTTGGAGTCAGCGGTCATGACGACTGCGTTGATTCCCTGGTCTGGTTGTGCAATGGCTTGATGTCCCGTGGGAAGCTAGAGCTAGAGTACTGAAGTTAGATACCATAGAGTATTGACGCCACTTAAACTTGAACTAGCACTCAATAATGTCCACGAGTTATTACGCCATTGAGTTAGAGCAAGACGCTTACGGTTCTGTTGTCATCCCGCTGCCTGACGAAATTTGTCACGACATGGCGCTCACTCCGAATGAACGGTTTGATGTAGAGGTTGATGAAGACACCATTACTCTGAAACGTATTTCTGCTGGCTACGAAATTGAGGCATAATGTATATAGGTAGCTAAACACTGATGAGCGAAAGCAAATCCATCCTTGAAGGGATGTTAAAAGCAGCAGTTAACCGTGATGCAACGGGAGCTGCTGACACCATGCTCATCAACGCCCACTTATCCCAAATGAAAATGTTTGGGATTCGGCAGGGTGTCGAATTTTATCCAGAACAAGATAACTTTGGTACACAACGATTTGACTTTATTCAGCAGGTCATCAAGTTTAACCAACTAGATGCAAGGCTGGATTCCATCTGGGATCGATTCCTGGCCTATGGGAAAGGTCTGTTTTATATCCGTCCTACACAAAAAACTTATCGCCTTTACTGGTTTGATAAAGATGCTTATCGAACCTACTACTCTCCAGAAGGTGACCTAGAAGAAGTCATCATTATTTACGCATATAAAGTCAAATCTAGCAGGGGATTTGGCGGTGTTGGACTTTCAACCGATAAACGCTATATGCGTTTACGGATTACAGCAACTGAAATTGAAGAGTTTCATAGCGAACAAGAAATTAGCTTTGATTCTCCTCAAGAGTTTGCAACATTAAATAAGAAAACTGTTGTCAACACAATGGAATTTATTCCGTGTGTTGAAGTCTTTAATAATCCTGATGCCTTTGGTACAGAAGGTACAGGTGAATTTGAGTGGGTTGCAAATCAAATTGTTGCCCATGATGAGATGGTTAAAAACATCAGGGCAAACCTCTCATTCTTTGGTAATCCAACATTACTTTCTTCTCGTCCTAAGCAAGACATTATTGAACAACGTGGGGAAGACGGTGTTGTTCAACGTCCCAGCATTGCTAGTACATCAGGATTCCAATCAGAATTCAGCCTCTCTAGCTCTACCTTTAAGCAAGATCCAGTTACACGAAATGCACCTGGCTATATTGGATCTCCTGGTGGTGGGATGCGTGTACCCCGTGTTATTGCCAACCTGGAGCCCACTGATCGCGTTGGTTTTATTACACCTAATGCCGTTAGTACAGATCAATCTCGTTATGTAGATCAGTTGCGATCTGAAATCCGTCTTGCACTTGGCGGTATTGATGATCTTTCTATCACTAATGTTACGGCTACAGAAATTAAATCAGCTTATGGTCGAGTTAGTGCTACCGCTAAGAAAAAGTGTTTGCAGTTATATACATACGGTATCTGTAAGTGCTTTGAACTAATGGTATTCCAGGAAGAGCAAATCTTCCGTAAAACATTAGCTTATGCTTCTGGTTTAAAACTACCAGAACCTCCAACTGAAGCTGATCCCGAATCAGTTTCTAAATATGAGAAAGCAAAAGCACGCTATGAAAAAGGATTACAAAAAGCTATTGATAAAGCTCTCGAAACTAAGGAAATCCCTCCTGGCGTTCTTGGCCTTGCTCCTGATGGTGACAGGGCGGTGGCATGGCGTTGGATGGGACCTGTCTACGAAGATACTGCGCAGGATAAATTAAACCAATCAATCTTTACTAGAAACCTACAGGAATTAGGGGT